AAATCACCCTGCCAAGCCCCTGAAATGCCTAGCGTTTCGGGGGCTTTGCTTTTTGGGGGAAGGAAAGGTGTCGAAGAAGTGTCGAGGCGCATTCAGCGCTACATGCTCAGGAGTAGAAAGCCATCACTCGATTGGCCCCACCAAGCAGTAGCGGATCAATTGCTGCTCAACACTCTGCTTCTGTCGCAGAACCAAGATCACTGCCGCCTCGCCTTGCTCTTCGTGGAATTCGTAAAAAACACGATAGGGGCCGGTATTAAGCTCGCGATAGCTCAGCACCCCCAGAAGACTCGCCTGCTGGCTGACTGGGTAACCTTTAGGTGCAAGTGAAATCTTCTCTTCAATCTCATCCAAAAGGCTCAGTACTGACTGGAGTGCAGCCTGTTCACCTTGGAATGGAGCCAAGTGGTGGACTTGGTCTTCGATGCTTTGCTCTGCGGTATCAGTAAAACGAATGACGACCGGGGACATTAAACCTCCTTATTCTGGCTGAGCGAACCTCCTGGAAAGGCGAGCTTTCAAATCATCAACAGAGCGATGCTTGCCTTCTGCGTACTGGCGGGAGCCAATCGCAAGCAACTTCACCAGCGCAATTGCTTCATCGCGCTGCTTCCGCTCAGCATATGACTCAACCACATAGGCAGGAACACCGTTCTGCGTGACGACCATTGGCTCGGATAAGTCCAGGTCAGCCGCATGACGTTTCAAATAACTAATTGTCTCGACTCGCATGAGCCGGTACCTCCATTGCTGTGGGAACACTTAAGGCCTGGAACTCAGGTTCTACGGTGTTCGAACTCCACCACGCTCCATATCCAGGCGACGAGTGGGATTCGCGCGTCGGCAGTCTGTCTACCGTCGGCTCCAACATCATAATCCGAATTCAGACCGAATTTGAACCACCTCAAGTCTATTTTTCTTTCCCTCTGTCGCCCCCCGCAGCCTTCAACCTATGAGCGGGTTGAATCGAACAGCCTCAGATAGGTGGTCTTGGGAGAGGTGCGCATATCGCATCGTCATCGACAACGAGGCGTGCCCCAGGATGTGCTGTAGGGTCACGATGTGCCCGCCGTTCATGATGAAGTGACTGGCGAACGTGTGGCGCAGTACGTGGCTGGCCTGCCCCTTCGGCAGCTTGATCGAGGTCGACAGCAGCACCAGGCGGAACACGCCAAGGCAGTTCGTGAACGGCCCGTGGGTCTGCCAATGCCGGCGAAGGTCGGCGCCCAATTCTTCCGAGATCGGCACCGAGCGCACACGCTTGGACTTGGTGTTAGCGAAGATCACCGTATTACCTTTCAGACGTTCCGGCGTCAGCGCCTGAGCCTCACCCCATCGAGCCCCTGTCGCGAGGCAGATACGAGCGACCATCTTCGGATGTGGCGACGTGGTGCGCGCATCCAGGGCCGTAAGCAGTTCGGACACCTGATGCTTGGTCAGGTACGACAGCGGTCTTTCCTGAAGCTTGAGCGGCCGCATGCGCCCTACCGGATTCTCATAGTCAATGACGCCGAGTTGACGCAATTCGTTGTACATGGACTTGAGGTAGCCAAGACGGTTATTCGCGGTCTTGCCCGACATGCCATTGGCTATCTGCCGGCTACGCAACCGAGCCACTTTCGCAGGCTCCAGGGAGACAGCGACCGGGTCGCCCAGGTCCTTTGCCACCAACCTCAGAATCGCCACACAACGATGCCCGTTGCTCAGGGTCTGGCCGTGCAGTTCATACCAGAGTTCGACCAACTCCGAGAGACGCCGACGGTCCTTCGGCCTGAGCGTCCAGCAGGGGTTTTCCGCACACTTCTGACGCGCGGTGGCCTCGAATTGCTGCGCCTCCATCTTGGTCTTGAACCGTTTGCGAAAGCGCTTGCCCTTGATCGGTTCTACATCGACGAACCAACGGCCATCGGGGAGCTTGGTGATCGACATTAGACGGCATACCCCCGCCGCAGATACCGATCACACATCAGCTTGTGTATGTGCCTTTCCAGATCGCGACGAGTCCAACCCTTGGCGAGATAGTGGTCTTCGATAACGTGCCAGAACTCCAGTTTACGGGCGGACTCAATCGCCTTTTTTGCCGGGACACGCTCCCGCGCGATCAGGCTCACGAACTGGCCGAGGAACATCTCGCAGTTGCGCCCGCTGAAGCCCTTGGCGGTCTTGTAGTAGCGCCGATACTCGGTGCGCTCGATCAGCGGATCGCACTCGACCTGGACGCGAGCGTCCTGGCTGATCAGGCTCCAGAACGGATCGTAGACCGCTGTCCGGCTCAGCAGCTTGAAGCTTTCGCAGGCGTAGTTCCACAGTCCTTGCAGATGCGGGCAGAGGCCCTCATAGGTGCGGCAGCCAATGACCTCCCCCGAGGCCATACGCGAGCCTTCGGAGAATTGCTGGACGATGGAGTGATGGAAACGGAATTCGAGCCGCCACACCGTTTCCAGGGGGTTATAGGCCGGGTCGCCATCGCCGAACGGATCCCCGTTCAGGGTCGCCCACACGCTTTCCCAATAGTCGAGCTTGTCGGTGGCCCGAGCCTGGAGGGTCTTGTTATAGATCGACAGTTGCAGGCCGTTGGCCGAGCCGAACATGTACGTCTCGCCACGCCCGTAGACCGAGGCGTTGCCGTCGAATTCGATCCGCTCGATCCCACTGATTTGTCGCACCCGACGCGAGCGACAATGCATGCGGTCCACCAGATCGCGAGGCGGTTTCCAGCCCTGCACGTCCAAGGCGATATGCACAGCGGCTTGGTTGGTTTCGCAGTGACTCAGCACGGCGGCGGCCAAGTCATCCAGCACGCCCTGGAGGATGCGCGGATCGGCGCCATCGAGGGCGTGAGGCGATACTTCGATCTTGAGGTGCGAGCCGAGGGTATCGACCTTGATGTTGTGGTTCTTGATCAGCAGGATCAGACCCATTTCAGCGTTCTGCAGGCGGTACTGATAGCCAGAGTCGCGACCGATACGGCCCTTGGACCATTCGTAGCCGGCGAACTCGACCACATCCACCGAGAGGTCAAACAGCGCCATCACTTCCGGGCGCAACTTGCCGTTGTACAACTGCCGCACCGTGTCCACGCCGCAACGCAGAATGCGCACGCCTGACAGGTCGGTGAATTGAGCCGTGGTGTCGTCGAAGAACAACCGCCCTTTCGGGCTTTCCAAGACCTGACCGTCCGACTCGATACTGACGCGAATTTGATGGCTGATTTTCTTCATCTTTAACGATCCAAATTGGTACGAATTGAAACCGCAATAGGTGGCTTATCTGACGTGTTACAGGGGCGTCGGCCGCGCCTTCGGCCTATCGCTCATGCCTTGCGCTCCCGGCCGGCGGCGCGGCCCGCCCCTCATGGCGGCACCCCTACCGCCGCTAGCGCCGTCATCACCGACCACCAGTGATGCAGCGCCCAGCCCATCGCCACCGGAACGAGGAATTCCCAATCGATCATTTGTGCCTCCAGGGCCGCGAGGCATATTCGGAATCGGGGACGATGGTCAGCGGCGATTGGCCCCTGGCCGGTGCGTCTGCGGACGCGGCGACAGGCGCTGCCGGAACGACGCTGGCCACCGCGCCGGGCTGCCTCCCGGTACAGGTGACGGTCTGTTTCCACTCCTCATAGCGAAGCTCTACGACGCACTCGCCCTTGGGCGTTACCCGGTAGCCGGAGCCGATCAGTTGCCAACTGGTGAGTTCCAGGCGCCGGCCCGTGGGATCGTCCAGGGCGAACATGTAAATGTCGCCCCGCGACTTGCGGTAGGCGTGGGCAAGGATGGAGATCCGCCGATCGGCGAAGGGATGGGCGTTCAGATCAACAGGCGCAGCAGCAGGCCCATCAGGTACAAGCCCAGGAGGAAGAAAGCTATTCGCAGCAGGACGCGTTGGAGCAGCCACAGCAGCGGGCGCAGCAGGGGCTTGAGCAGGGTCGCCAGGAGCGTCGGCAGGTGTCGCAGCAGCCGGAGCGCCAATCGTGCGCAGAGGCCCCATATACCAGACAAAGCCAATAGTGCCGGCCAGCAATGCCAGTAGAAGAACCAGCTTAGGCGACCGGAAGAGGCTCTTGCCCGCCTTGGTGTCTTGGGTCTTGCCGGTGGCCGTGGACTGGTAGAGGGCGAAGGTCTGCTTTCGGATTCGCTTGTATTCGATGATGGTGCCATCGGCGGGCGGACGGTTGAGTTGGGCGTCATGCTGGGCCTCCTTGTAGCGGCCAGGGATGCCGATCACCGCGAGGTTGGAATGCTTGTAGGCCATCTCGCAGGTCATGCGGATGTCGTCGCGGATGTAGGAGATGTTCGGCGTGGTGAGGACGATGTCCCAGTTGAAATGCCGGTGCCGGGTCCAGGCGTCGAGCCAGCCCATGGGACGGTCGGCGGCGTGGGCCGCTTCCGGTCCACCGGGGTAGTCGAAACGCTCGAGGTCTTTTTCCCGCCAGGACTTGGGAAACAGCAGTTGGGTTTCGTCGAAGATCAGGAAGGCCCCGCGGGGCGCCCACTGAAACCACGTGCGCATCTTTTCGAGGTCTTCCAGCGACTCCAGATCGAGGTTGATGATCTCCGCCGTGTTGGGCAGGTCCGGAAAGACCTGATAGGCCCGCTCCAGGGTGAAGCCGCGCACGTTGGTGATGATCACCCGTCCGTCTTTCAGCGCGGGCACGGCGTCATCCTGGATCGCGCCGGAGGTCTTGTAGGAGCCATTGGGGCCGTGATGGATCTTGATCGACACGGATCACCTCCCAATGAACGGCACGAAGCGCATGCAGAAGCGCGTCGCCGCCGCGACCATGATGATGTTCAACGCCTGCGGCACGCCGAAGAAGGCCAGCCCCGCCGCAATCGGCCCCGGCAGCGCGGCATACATGCTGCGGATCATCTGCGGCACGCCGAGGCTGTCGATCAGTTCGCGGGCGGCGGTGTAGCTGACATCGATCAGCAGGATCAGGGTCTGGAGCGCGGCGTACATCGACGCCTTGGTGGCGACCACCAGTCCGTCGCGCACGAAGTCATAGATGCCTTGGGCGAAGAAATCCCAGATCCACTGGAAGAAGGCGATGATCTGATCGAGAAAACCGGAGAGCCATTCCATAGGGTCAGTCCTTCAGCAGAATGAGGGCGGCGATCAGCGCGGCCATCAGCAGCAGCGCCACGCGCAGGCTGGAGAGTTGGCCGGCGTAGTCGGAGATACAGAGGGAGTAGGACTTGCCCCAAATGGTCATGGACTCGCAGGGCAGCTGCCCGCCGCCTTCCGCCAGGTTGAGGTCGAAGGCGCCCTTCATCTGATCGACGTTGGCCTTCACCTTGGTCTTGAGTTCTTGCTTGGCTTCCTCGACCTTCTTTTCCCAGGTGGCGATGGCGTCATCCCAGGTGCCGGGCGTGGGCTCCTTGAGTTCGCCGCCGGGGCCTTCGGGGCCGGTGGAGCAGTTCTCTTTCGCCGGGTCGCATGTACCGTTGCCATCGCCGCCCGTGCCGCTGCCGTCACCGTCGCCGCTACCCTCGCCCCCGCCGTTGCCGTCCCCTCCCCCGCTGCCGTCGCCGCCATTGCCGGTGCCACCGTCATTGCCGCCGCCGTTGTTGTTTCCACCGCCATTGCCATCGCCGCCACCGTCGCCATCACCCCCCGGCGTGGTCGGGTCGGTTGGATCCGTGGGATCGGTCGGGGTCTTGACGCAGGTAGTCCCCGACCACGACCAGCCGGGCGGGCAGCCGGGGTCGTTCGGGTCGGAAGGATCGGTGTTCGGGGTGTCGGGTGGGTTCAGCGAATCGCCGGTCTGCGCGAAGGTGTAGGAATCGGCACCGCAATTCTGTCCGGTGCCCTTGAGGATGTAATTGCAGAAGCCGGTCGTGGTGGAGCCTTTGACCAGATAGCAACTGGCCGGGCTGGGGTTGCCGCCGTACTCGCAGCTTTGATAACAGGCGCTCGGTGCGCCGCCGTCGCCGACATAGTTCCGCCCGCCCGAGGTGACAACAGGCGAGTCCGGGCCCTTGGCCGGGAACAGTTCGCCTTCCTTGCATTCTTCGGGCGGCGGTTTGCAGGCGCCATCGGCCGGATCGAGTTCTTGCTCTGAAGGACAGCTATCGCCAGTCAAAACAGCATCAGTCGAATAACTGTTAACACCTATATGGACAATGCATTGCACCCACCTGTCGTTAACCCTATTCATGGTCTTTCTGTACTCAGGAGACCAAGTATCAAAGTAGGACTGACAAGCTGCTGCATAGGATGGAAAGAAGGCCGTAGGCCGCCCACCTATATCAATTTTCCATCGATAGATTTCAGCGCTCGCCAAGGGATGCCACAGCAGAGAGACCAGCAGACCCAGCAGCGAAAGAAGTCGGCCAAGGCCGGAACGTGCGTTGTTACTCATCCAGTCACCCATGAAAAAGCCCCCTGCCGGAAACTCCGGAGGGGGCTTCCGCCTCGGTCTGTTCGGTTAGAAGAATTCGCCGGTCCGGTACCCGGTGATGAAGGCGCCGGCGAAGAACGCCCCCAACCACACCGACCAGAGCACCCGTTACGCCTTGCGCAACATGCTGTAGATCAGGCCGGCGACGGCCAGGATCACCAGGGCGCCGACGATGTAGCCGCCAATGGCCTTCATATCGCCCTGCCCATCGGTGATCGCCGATTCCACCGCGCTGGTGTCGATCACTGCGGCGAAGGCCGGCAGCGAAGTCGCGGCAGTGACGGAACCGGCGATGCACAGGTTGCGGAACGAGGCGACCGGGCTGAACTTGGCGATGCGTTGCTTCATTGCTTTCATGGTGTTTCCTCTCTACTTGGCTTTACGAAGAAGTGACGCGACCCAGCCAATCAAAAGCCCCGTCACGAACGATCCCAGGACGCCAGCGGCACCGATGCCGAAGGCTTCCGGGGAGAAACCACCGTTGACCAGGATGTCCACGTATCCAGCGGCCTCGGGCGGCATCAGGTAGGCCTGCTGCCATGCGAGTTCGCGACACGCCATAAAGCCCTCGGGGGTCGAGGTCCACGCGGTACACACCTGCACAGCGACAACGCCTGACATAGCGATCAGTCCTCAAACAGGCAGGGAGGCCGCTAGGCCGTCGATCCAGCCCCAGGCGTAGCCGGTGGCCAGACCTACCGCGAACAGCGAGAGATAGCGGAGCATCGCGGCCTCCTAGGGCTTACGCCTTGGCGTCCGGGGACTTGTCTTGTTTGTCCTGGCCCTGCGGCTGCTGGGCCGGGCGCGGGGCTTGGGACTGTGCTTGCGGGCGGGCCGGGGCTTGGGCGGTCGGCGCCATCGGCTTGCCGCCCACGGCCAGCAGATCCACAAGGACCTGGGTATTGGTGATCCGACCGAAACGGTCTTGGGTCGGGCGGACCACGCTGGCGAACTTGCAGAGCACCGGCTGGCCTTCGAAGACGATGGCGTCCAGCAGGGTCGGCTCGATGTTGTATTCACTGATCTCGAAGCCCTTGGCGTTGCCACGGGCACCTTCCGGGATCGGGGCGATGGACTGGACCGAGGCGTAGATTTCCCCGGTCTTGGTCGAGGTATAGGTGTCGGTCTTGGTGACCCACAGTTCGACGACGCCGCCTTGGGTTGCAAACATGTTCATCGGTGTTTCTCCTTCATTTCGCCTTTTTCGGCGTGAGTTGTCCCGCTGCTGCAAATTCGGCTGTTTCGCCTTCATTCAGCGGTGTTGGGTGAAAGTGATTTGTGGGGCGACCCCTTCGGGCCGGGCTCTATTCGCTAGCGAACCAAGCCAACCACGGGTGTTCGTCTCAGCCCATTCGGGTAACGATCCCTATCGCAACGTCGTCGCCGACGGCCAAGGGGAACGCTTCCCCTTGGAACCCGCAGAGCAACACCAAGGGCTCTGCCCTTGTCATCCCGCTCTTGCCGCCGAGGGCTCGGGAGCGCGGGGCGGAGGAGCTGCCCCACACTCCCCAGCGGAGGCTGTTTCAGGGGGGAGGCGTTCAAGGGTGCGCTGCGCCCGTGCTTCCGTTCGCCGGAACGGTAAAGCTGTTCCGACGAGCCGGGAGCGCGGCCCTTGACCGGATCGGCCACGGTGCGGGCGGCCTGGATCAGGCAGAGCAGGAGCAGCGCTTTCAGGGTCTTAGCGAGCATGGGTCAGCCCTCCAGTTGGAATGCTTCGCGCACAGGCACGAAGGGCGTGGGTTTCCCGCTGTCGTACACAACGTGCCAGTACTTCGGCGGACGCCGGGACGGGTCGTGTTTCGCGCAGAAGGAACGGGGACGGCAGAGCCAGCGGCCATCTTCCCGATAGGGCAGCCCAGGGGGCCGGCAGTCCGGACACGGCGACGGGCTGTGCAATGGGATGGCCTGCCTTGCGGACCAGCACACAGAGCAGGCGCAGTCCGGGGCGTGGGTTTGGCGCAAGTAATTCGGAGACGACATGGTCAGCTTCCTCCTTATCTTGGCGAGCACGACCCCAGGCGAGAGCCTCAACCCGCAGGTCGGTCAGATAGGATTCTTCCGGTTGGGAGAGGCAGCCGGCGTCCATAAGGCCATCGATCAGCATCAGAGCGCGGTCGAAGGGTTCGCTAGGATGCTCTGCCGCGTGCAGCAGATAGCCTTCCAAGAAGGTCAGCAGCGCATGGATAGGGTTGCTCGACAGAACGCGCGCTACCTCAACGCCTTCAAAGCTCTGCTCAACACGGAAGACCAGTTCGGCATTCAGGGAACGCATAGAGGCCTTGGCAGCCTGTTCAACCCGAGCGCGAAGAGCTGGAGGCATACGGAGCTTGAATTGCGGATCGGTACGGCTCATGCCGTCCACTCCTGTTCCAACAGCCAGTTGCGCAGCAGCGCGCTATTCACCATGCGCAGCTTTCCGAGCTTCACGGACGGCAGCACGCCCCGGTAAACCCAGGCGCGGGCGGTGCCATAGCTAATGCCGTTGCGCTCCGCCCACCGTTCGATGGACTCCACATCCTGTTGCGGCCCTATCAGGGCGCCGGGGTTCAGCTCTTCCAGTTCCATGCTCATTCCGTCACTATTCGTGGCATTAGCGAAACACGTTTATGGATTAAATCCATATGGATATTATCCATAAATTCACGAATATGACAATATTCCATAATGGTATTTATCAATGGCTGAAGGCATGGCCAATAGAGCCCTTCAATTGCTCGATCAGACCAGCTTGAAAGAGTTGGCAGAGGTCAATAGCAAGGACTACGTCCGCTGGCAGAGTATTAAGAGAGGTAGGGCGAGAATTGGCGCAGAAGAGCTTGAGCAGCTAGGGAAGATTTACCCTCGGTATCGCTGGTGGCTCATGACTGGAGAAGTGATGCCCGAAATTGGGCAAACTAGTCCGTCCTATGACGAAGCCAATCGAAACTTGCCCAATCAAAACGCGGGATAGCGATCACTAGAAAAGTAGCACTACGATGGTACGCCCTACGGACAGAAGGCAAGAAATGAAAGCGGACAGGGACGATGCACCGGAACACTTGAGGAGAAACCGAGGCCAGAGCTTTGGTAAATGGACACTTGCAATTGCTCTAGGGCTAGGACTTTCAGGGTTGGCTTTGCACATGGCAGGAAACAAACTCTCTTTCCTTCCAAAACCACAACCCAGCCAACCCTCTAACCTTGAGAAACTTTCTCACACCCCTAACGATAACACTCCCCAAAACCAGACCCAAAAGACATCAGAAGAACTTTTTTGGGAAAATGTTAATGCACGCAATCATCAACAGATCCAGCCTAAGCAAACTGTTTATAACGATAGTAATTACAAACCGCAAAAGCCGACCAACATCTACAAACCGCCAGCACCCCATGGAGTAGTATCTGCGCCCCAGCAAACACAGCAACGCCAAACCAATCGAGCAAACCACGAACGAACCTCTAAGTGGATCAAAAGCTGGAATGGCGGTACAAACTACCTAGCGGAATGGCTATCCGTAAACAATCACATAGATGGCTCCAGTGTCTGCGCCAATCACCGACGCGGCTCAATCGACTACCGCGAGTGTCGTAAGGCTGCCAAGCAGTATTTCCATGAACAGTGCAAAACCTGGCGTGAACGTTATGATAATGACCGCAAAGTAAGCAGTGATCGAATGAGGACACGTTACTGCACTGCGGCGAGCAGCTTCAACCCAATGGGATAATTCAATTAAACCAAGGTAAATTTTATGCTTGAGAAAATTAATAATAAACTAATTCCAAAGTATGGAGCCACTAGGCGTGGAGTTTTAATGCTATGGATATTTAGCTCAAGCCTCTTCCTGTATTATTTTGCACTAGCATCAGGCATTAGTCAGGAAAATTTATATTTTGGATACTTAAACTTTTCCGCCCTTTTATTTGGTGGCGGGATATCTTACCACGTTCTGATCGAGCTACTTAAAATTGAGCAAAACAAGGAAAACGAGTCTAAATGGAAAATCCTATTAAAATACTTACTAATTCTTCAAGCAGGGTACATTTTCGCAGGAGCAGCTATCTACCTTGGATTTTTGCTTGGTAAAATAGGAGGTTTTTTATTAGCAATGATTGGAATGGTGTGTGGTTTATTTTGGGTCTTGCACTTCTTAGCAGTTTTAATGAAAAAGATAGAGTCATTGTTTGGTGTAAAGCTGTTCGGCAGGGGAAAGTCTTGAAGCCCCTGCGTCAGCAGACATCAGTCATCTGTCGAAAATGTGTCGAAATCAATGGCACGAAGAGCTACGGAGTGAAACACCTAAACAGCGAGAACAGTGGCATTGGAGCGTATCGGAACACTTCAAAACCCTATTTTAAAGGGTTCGATTCCCTTCGCCCGCTCC